GTGGACGCTTTTTTACAGTCAATGACGCGTGAAGACTATCTAGCTCTGCTCGCTGAAGAAGCAGAACGCGATATCCCTTACGACCCCGAACCAATCGGACGTTTTAACGTCGTGCCAGGCACCAAAGTTCTGCTTCTGAGCGAACGTGACGAGAAACTCCATCTTGATCCAGTTATCTGGGGATACGCCCCCGGGTGGTGGAATAAACCACCACTAATTAACGCACGCTCTGAAACTGCGGCCACCAGCAGAATGTTTAAACCACTCTGGGAACATGGTCGCGCAATTTGCTTTGCCGATGGCTGGTTCGAGTGGAAAAAGGAAGGTGACATAAAGCAGCCCTACTTTATTCATCGGGCCGATGGCCAGCCGATATTCATGGCGGCGATCGGCAGCACACCATTCGAACGTGGAGATGAAGCAGAAGGATTTCTGATAGTGACGGCTGCTGCAGACAAAGGACTGGTAGATATTCACGACAGGCGGCCACTGGTACTGTCACCAGATGCTGCTCGCGAATGGATGAGACAGAATGTTGGAGGGAAAGAAGCAGAGGAGATTGTAGCTTACGGTTCCGTGTCTGCTGATAAATTTATATGGCACGCCGTGACGCGTGCCGTCGGGAATGTTAAGAATCAAGGACCAGAGTTAATACAAACTATGCGCTAATGCACGATGCGGCAGGATAAACGTCTGATTTGAGTGAGGACCGGAAATTCGCAATTGTTCTAATAACCGCGAATGTATGACTAACATTGATGTGTCTTAATCAGCGGGTAACTGGTCATTGATAAATATTTAAAACGAAAACCTAAGCGCGTGTTCATTGTGGGCAGTGATAAAAATAGTAGGCCGTTCAGATGCATTTTCGGTCAGCGTGTTTGTCTCGATTAAGCTCATCAGAAACACTACAAGGTCACGAATACAAGTCTTGTTGGGTTCCATCCGGGTGCTATGACATATTTTTATCTAGCTCTGCTGAAATCTCATCCATGATTTGATTGTTCTCATCCATCCAGTTTTGAAACACATCCTTTCGTTCATTAATAAAAGGATGGTCTTTAGCTGACGCAGAAAGCAGAAATGCAATAGCCTGTCCAACATGAACACAGATCAATAAGGCGCTGTTGACCTGATAACTGTTTTCGCCATAAACGCCGATATGTGAAAAGGCGTGAAACTTTTCATCAACCTCACCACTGTCACGCAAGTGGTGAGATATGGCTTTAATGTTTGGGTGTGCGCCATACTCAATAGACCATTCGTAGAGTTGTTTCAGGTAGTCAGACATATCTGGTGAGATAAAACTTAGTTTGGTTACCACCGCTCCGATAGTAAACGCCTTTCGGCAGTTATCAGTTGCAGTTTTGGACTTACCTCTGTTAAACCAGATTTCACTCATCTTCTTATCGGATGATGTCAGATAAGCATAGCAGGCAGACTCTAATGCAGCACGAGCTACCGGAAATACTGCAACTTGGTGACCAGATAATGCCTGAAGAACTGCATTTGAGAGCATCATGTATGAGTTCATCGCCAGCAGTATGGTTGCAGCGTTTGCGTCATATTCCTTGGCGAATATCTCTTGATGAAAAATCCTGTCCATCTCATGGATCATCCCCATTAAGTTGGGTTCTTCTTTCGTATGATGAACATGATTTTCAATAGTTGCTTTCAGATAGTTTGAAAGTGTATCAATTTCAATCTTCACAGTATCATCCAGTATAAATTTGCTGTGGATGACTTTATCCTCTCGATTATGATGTGTAAACGACAATCCCAGCGGTTAAGCACAGACACAAAATTTTCCAGAGGCCAATCGCGACCAATGGGTATTTAAAGTGATGACCAACCTGTAGACAGAATTGTGCAATATGTAATGTAGTTAGTGATAAACACAGATCGAAATTAGCGACTTCCGCTTCTGGCACATAGCTGCCATTGAAATGGTTGCGCACCGTCATGGGGTGTCGGGGGTCGGAGGTTCAAATCCTCTCGTGCCGACCAAAAATCCTCTAAGAACCAGCCTGTTACGGCTGGTTTTTTTACGCCTGTTTTCTGAACGGGGAAGCTTCGGGGAATAATCGGGGAAAAACCCCCGACACAATGCATCGACTTCACCGTAAAATTTCAGCTATTCACATCACCGGACAATCATCAAACTCCGCGTTCCTGGCATCATTAATGATGTACGTGATCACCCCGAATATAGCGGGTGCAGAACTGTAACCGTCATCATCTGCTGGCAGCACTTCCCTTCTCCCGTTATCCAGATTAACCAGGTGGGGCTGAGGATGAGTCCGATATCGCTTGATCCTGAATTCTCCGTCTATCGCGCATATCAGCAGCGAGCCATCACAAGGAGAAAGTGACGCATCAACAACAAGCAGCGCCCCCTGGATTATCCCTTCCCTGAAATGTGAACGCGATGCCCGCATGAAATAAGTCGCTGCTGGCTGGCTGATTAGCTGCTGATCGAGGGAAATTCGTGCTTCAACATAATCTGCCGCAGGTGAAGGGAAGCCCATGGTTACAGTCCTCCGTTTGGATTGAACAGCTGAAAGGTACGGTTCTCGCCTTCCTGCGTTGATACATCGCGGAAGGTTGTCACATACCACTCGATCCATTCGTTGGCCTGCTTCATTGTCCAGTTCCAGTTAACCTTGCTCAGTTCCTGGACAAACCGCTGTGTGGTGACGGTCTTCCGGCCATTTGGTTCCTGCTGTATCGAAGCATACCAGGCTATTTCAATATCGCTGCGTCGTGGCATCATTACGCCCTCTCTTGAATACCGGATAAAAACACAGTATAAATACTGTATATCCATACAGTAAAGAGGTAATAAGCAATGTTTGTGGAACTCGTTTATGACAAAAGGAATTTTGATGGTCTGCCCGGTGCGAAAGATATCATTCTGGGCGAATTGAGTAAGAGGGTTCACCGGATTTTTCCGGATGCTGATGTCCGGGTTAAACCGATGATGACACTACCGGCGATCAACACTGACGCGAGCAAGCATGAGAAAGAACAGATAAGTCGCACTGTTCAGGAAATGTTTGAAGAGGCTGATATGTGGCTGGTTTCAGATTAAACGCCTTGAACCGTCATATTGCTTAAGTACAATCCGCCGTGACTGGCAATCATTCAATACTCGCAATATGGGACGTTCTCCAGTCGGCCGCAATCATGCTCTTGCATACGGCATGGTTGCGGCAGCTATAATTTTACGACTGAGTATCCTGCTGATTTTTCTCACACTCGCTTTCAGCTTTTTCCATTGCCTCCCTCGCTTCCTCTTGCCTCTGATTCCAGAGACTGTCAGACGGCATCTCCACACGAACTGAAACATACTGGTCGGATGGAATGTCTATCGGGTCACCGTTGGAAAATCCGTCCCGCTCATTGCGTGCAAAAGCCGGGGCGGCAGGATGGGTGCGATGATAGGTTTTCACCAGAACTGAACCATTCGGATTAACCTTGTAATCCAGCCATATCAAAGGCTGTCTGTTTCGGTCTTTAGGAATATCAAAACCACCATCGATGCCCCCCCAGGCGGCATCAGAATTCAGCCCCATACAGCCCTCAATAAGATATTCTCCAACCTCCTGTCGTATTACTGTTATCCCCTGAGATTCCTCATTTGTTTCCGCGCGCCCATCAGAATACAGCTTAACAATTGGCGATGAGGCTTTTAAAGTACCATCGGAAGCTTTGGTTGTGTTTGCTGTACCGTAAAGTTGATTGATGCTCACATTACCTGCATCAAGTTGTGTCTGATTAGTACCAACAGCAGAGACAAGGCCTGTTGTTGAAACACAGAGTGCCGCATAGGTATCTGATGCTTTGGAAAAAAATATCTGACCGTATCTGTATATCCCTGCACCCGTACCATCGAATGCAGAGCCATCATCGCGAAACCAGCCAGACCCGATTAACCCCATTCGCCTGAACGCCGCAGCAATACCTGTCGTCGTTTGTCTGGAACTGTCCCCTCGAATCATTACATTTCCGTTCGCCTCCCCAGCATCTTTTGTCGCGCAACTTCCTAACCCGAGGTTTTGGCGAGATTTAGCCTTATCATTAACATCATTCAGATTCTGGCTTTTATCCATTTTCCCAGAAAGTGTCGATGCTATTCCATTCCATGCTGGTCCTGTCCAGGTTGAACCATCAGGCAGTTTGACTGTGACATTCCCTGTGCCGCTGAAAATACTTTGCCAGTTCTGCTTGTCATAGTTCAGCCCGCGCAGGGCTTCCGCACTCTGAGCTACCAGTGCGGCAGTAACCATGTTCAGCGCCACGCGCGGAACAGCAGACCACGCCGAACCAGACTGCGTTGGCCCGGTGAAATTACTCACCAGCGTCAGTGATGTGTTGCTGTTGATAGTCTTAACCGGGAGGGTGTATGGAATACCACCGACCGTAACGACAATAAAATCACCGGCCGCCAGCTCTGTAGTGAATGCGGTTCCGCTGCCGGCTACAGCAGCAGAGTTATTCGTCAGGGTTAAGGTTCCTGCTGACATACGTTTTCCTCAATACATGTTCGGAAGTATAAGAATGGGCATGGTGATATTCCTGTTCCTGGTCATATCCCACCCGTTACTGTAGTAATTGCCAAAAACCCTGTTATATGCAGACCGGACGCTACCGCCAGACATCACAACACCTTTTATGCGAAGGTTCCCGTACCCGATACATCAAATGAGTTGGTGGAGCTGCGCGGCACGTTTACCCAGTTACCATCATTGCGGCGCCACTGTGCCTCGTAGGCGATGGCATTCTGCGCCTGGTCCCAGCTCACACGCATGGTTTCGACGCTGATATTCTGCTGTACCACTGAAAACGAGCTGATCACAATGTTAGCAGGCGGCGACTGGTTACCCGGCGGGATCACACTCACCGGCCGCTGGTCAATGATGGCTCCGGTATCGATACGGGCATATTTATCCGGGTCGTGCCATGCGCCGGTAATCGAGAAGGTACCATCATTGTTATCGGAGACACTGACAACACGATACTGCTGGGCGTAGAGTTCATCTGACTCAACCACCCATACAGCTTCGGCATGTGGCGTCTCACTGTATGCCGTGGTGACTGTGACTGATTCCCCGTTAACCGCCTGAATAGTCCTGCTCTGTGACGCACCGGAGGGAAGATTGAGAATAAGGCGATCGCCTGCTGCTGCATCAGCTACGCGGTCAAGTTTAATCACGCGACCGTTAACAGCACTGATGCGGCCGCCCATAACTTTGCCGGACAGAAGCTCGTCTGACACGGCGATGATGTATCCCGGCTGCGGAATGTTTCCGTCCAGGCCAACATCAAACGAAACAACGCGATCCTTGTTGTTGGTGAGAATACCCCAGCGCCCCTTTCGGTTAGCTTCTGACTGCCTGGTACAGCCGATGGCTGTCATTTCCAGCTGATTAAATCCGTACCGGGCCACCAGAGGCTGCTCAAATACCGGCTCCATCGCATCCGCATAGGCGTTACCCGGATCAGACCAGGAAACCAGCGCGATGGTATACCGCGTTTTTGTCGTGCTGCTGGAATAGGTAAAGCGTCCGTCGATAACGTTAGCGCGGGTGTAAACGTAATCCACATCTCTCGGCATATCGGCAAGCGCAACAATCTGATCACCGCCCCAGTACGTCATACCCCGGAATATAGCCGCAAAGTCACGCAGCACAGTGTAAGCGTCATTCCTGTCCTGAACATAGACGTTACAGGTATAGCGTGGCTCTGTCCCGCTTCCACCCTTTCCATCCGGTACCGGCTGATCGCAATACTGCGATACCTGGTACAACGTCCATTTATCGATGTTGGCTGCAGTCAGGCGATTACCCAGACCAAAGCGATCGGTAATCACCAGATCGTAAAATATCCACGCCGGGTTATCAGTCCAGGCCCACTTAAACGCGCCCTGCCATGTACCGCTGTAAGCCCTCGTTTCAGGGTCGTAATTATCAGGAACACGGATCACGCGCCCGCGAGGCTCACATGAGATCTGCGGTATTGAACCGTTAAACTGACTCGAGTCGAATTCGATGTACAGCAGCGCGGTATTCGGGTAGCGCAGCTTGGCGTCAATCACCTCGGTAAAACTCTGCAGCGTCATCGTGTCGCCGATCTTCGCGCTGTTTGCATCAGTGGTTATCTTACGCAGTCGGATTGTCCAGGTGCTGCCAGTCTGCGGTAAATCAATACGGTGGCTGCGCTCATAACCAGACGTCGTTTTGCCGGTTGCGCTGGTATTAAGAACGGTTTGCCAGGTCCCACCATCAGTCTGCAGGTCTATCGCATAATTGATGGAATACCCTACCAGATCGCCGCTGTCCTCCTGCTTAAACAGTGAAGGCCATTTCAGTCGCAGGCGAACGGCTGATAGTTGGGTGTTGGTGAAGGTGCGCGTCCAGGCTATAGCGCTTGATACTTCAGTTCCAACATTGATTTCGTTTTCGGTACCGGGAATGCCCTGAATGTAATTTTGTGCCTGCGTTCCCGCGCGAAACTCCCACGTCACGCCGCTAAAGTTTTGGGAGCCGTCGGAGTTTTCCAACGCCGTGCCGTCTAAGTAGATATTTTTTCCGGTTAATTGCCCTGCAAACTCCCCTTCCCCAAGCGCAAGGAGGATTTTGGCCTTCGCTACAGATTGCAGATCATCAGGCTGTTCGGTAGGGGTTCGGGAACTGGAACTGCCGCCCTTGCGGCCTTTGATAAGGGTTGCTTTAGCCATTTCGCGCCCATAAAAAAACCGCCCGTAGGCGGTATATATGAAGGTGGATATTTAATAAAATTCCACGCTTGTATGTGCTGTAATTACTGTCGGTTTAGGAAGCGGATTCCCTGCATTCTGTATTATCAGATTACATAACTCTGGAACAAGTTTCGCGTTGTATTTACAAGTTGTTGTAGCAGTATATCCTTGTGCATAGCTACTTTCGTTTATAATCTTGTAGTCAAGAGGTTTAGTATTTTTATCTAAATAAATAACTTCATTACTGGACAAAATTTTATCTGAGCCATAAAACTCAGAGCGTATTAAATTATCATTATCATCATAAAAATGCGTTGCTATTTTTTGGCCTAAATAATAAGTATCTTTAATCATTCCACTTGCTGTGAGAGAGAATGTATTTTTCTCACCATTATCATTCTGAGAAAGAATATTACAATCTTCCGTTAGACCAACAAAGTACGGGTTTTCACCTCTCTTGCCTACAAGATTTACCCCATCATTATTAAGTTCTGTTTTAAAGCCATTTGAAATATTATCCAAGCTCAGGCTTTCAATACAACCTTTTTTATTTAGCTTTAATAATACTTTATAAGTAACCTTGCCATTACTCTCCACTATAGTACTAAGTGATTTCACTGGTCCTTTAACAGGATTAAAATCGAACATAGTTGATAGATTATATAATACAGGGATATAACCATTTTCGGCGTGACTCATCCCAGAAATCAAAACTGTACTGAGTAACAAAACATATAATTTCTTCATATACCCTATCACCTTGATATTAGGCTTATTACCTATAGCGTAATTACAACATGGTTATTGCTGATCTTCAACGTAAATACCTGCCGATATGATAGCGCCACCAATACGTCGCTGACCGTATAAAAGAGGAACTGGATACCCCTGCGCAGCTGTATTAGTTACGCCTCCGAACGCATACGAAGCCCGGTTATCTGCACTTTGCTTGCTGGCTATGCCGGATGGTTGCGGTGAGAGCATTTGTATAACACCGCCAAGCGCCATTGCCGCACCAATTTTCATTGCAGCTGGCCCCCATGCGGCACCACCCCATGCCTGGCCTATTGTTGCCCCCAACGCACCAATTACCACCAGTACGCCCCCTAAGATTGTTTGAAGTAAACCTGCTTTTTTACTCCCAATCACGATAGGAACGATTCGTATCACTTCACCTGTAACGGGAAAACCTAAATCATCTTTCCCAAGATTTTTTTTACCTTTAAATACTGCATACGTAAGCCCTCGCATTTTGCTGGTATTTAAATACTGTTCAAATCCATTTATTGTTTTTGATAAAGCGTTAATGGCTTCGGCAGTTGTTCTTATTAATCTGTTATGAGAGCGGCCAAATGATTTACCTAAAACCCCACCAAGTTCAATCCTGGTCATTACTTCTTGCATGTTAACTCCAATAAAAAAGCCACATAAAGTGGCTTTGAAGATTAGAATCGACTTAAATACAGGAACGCGCAGCTTTACCCCATGGATCACCAATACCTTTACTTGCGGCATAGACTTTCACATCAGCCCCACCCTTTGGGTTCCCCTCTATTATAGCCATCGATAAAACACCAAATAAATCATCAGATGCTGATATTCTATAACCAGCTTCGGTTTCTATACTTGTTGCCTGTGGATGTAGGTCCTGCCATTTAGGCGATAAGCACTTATTAATTTGTGAAGCACTCTTTAATGAATGCCCTGAATAAATTGGAGATTCTTCCTGCAAGGAAGATGCACTACAACCAAATAAACCCAATAAAGAAATAAATAATATGGCTCTTTTCATGTCCCTATCCCCTTTTTGATATTGTAAAAGGTTAACACAGAGCCTCATGCCGTAGAACCTTCATTGTTCGTTCCTGCCAGTAGCCACCATAAGGAACGCGCTGGCTAAGATGCCCGTAAAGGTGATGCAGTAGCATGTTACCTTCTAACAGGATACCGGCATGGTTCCACTTGTTGGACTGGACCTGCATGATAACCATATCACCTGGCTGCGGTGCGCCGCTGAATTCACGGAAGCCGCATTCATACCAGCAATCTTGGTAGAAGTTTTCGGGGTAACTGTCCTCCCACCAGGGATAATCCACGCGGTAATCCTTCAGCTCAATGCCATGCGTCTGCCGGAAATAGCTCATCACCAGACCCCAGCAATCGAAGTGACCGAGCACAAACGGGCGTTCCAGTAGCGGTAGCTCGCCACGCGGCTGGATAGTACGTAAATCCCCCTCCGGCCAGCTGGCGATATGCCAAGGAAGTAACGTAGCGTCACACTGTGCCTTATCCAGTTCGCTCGGCTGTGTCGTTGCGTCAGGGTGGCTGTGGACAATGGCAATCACCGTACCCCAGTCTTCGGCAGCGGCATAATCCTCCGGCGACAGGTGGAAATGCTCTGTCGGATCGGTTGCCAGATTACGGCAGGGAATGTACCGCTGCACCCTGCTTTTTTGCACCACCACGCCGCAGCATTCGCGCGGATATTCAGCAGCAGCATGCGCCATAATGGCATCGATAATTTTCTGACGCATATCAGCTCCTGATCAGGGATGTGCCAGGGAAACCACCAAACGGCAACTCGTTCCCCTCGCCATGTCTCAACTTGCACGCAGTGAGCGTACCGGGACATTCATCGAGTGACGGATCGTTGACAGGGTTGTTGTGCTTGTCGAAATAGCGCGTCCCGGCATAGTCGCATCCATCACCGGAGCGGTATTTGTTACGGATACACCAGGTACAAAGCGAATGTAGCTGGCGCGTCGGAATCATCAGCCCCTGCAGATCCATCGGACTGGACAACGTAAACGCCACCACCTCGTTGGTTTCAGTGCTCTTGGCGTCAATGTAAAACACCTTCAGCTTTTCCTGCTGCGGATCCGCTGACGGGTTGCCCTCCGGATAGTTTTTCGCATCCAGATACTGCGCCAGCGTGTCATGAATCGTGACCTTTGCCTGCAGCAGGTCATCATAAGCAAGACACAGCGCCGTAATGGAACTGTCCAGGTTAGCGACCGAGAGCGTTGGCTGCGCGTTGGTCCCGTCGGTCGCTGTCTCAATACCCTCGATCTGGCAGGGCCAGGCTTTATATTCCTGCCCCTGCCACCAGATCGATTTCGCCGGTAGTCCAGGCTGGCGTGTCCCGTTCTCATAATTTGAGAGTCTTGACTGACGCCACCCGAATAATTTGGCTAATTGCTCTTGAGTTAAACCGAGCGCTTGCCGTTCTTTGGCGATGTTGTTCATCTTGTCCTCACATATAGTGTTTAGCTGAATTAAACACAAAATGTGTTAGATAGTCAAGACGAAACGTTCTTTGAGCGATAACACGTAACGTGGTAAAAATCAGTAATGAATATAAACACTGCAATTGCCGCCAGACTGAAGCAGTTACGCGAACAGAAAAATATGTCGCAATCTAAACTCGCAGAGTTATGTGGGTGGGCTCAGTCGCGCATCGGGAACTATGAAGCAGGTCGCCGCAATGTTGGCGTTGACGACGCTATAACAATATCGAAAGCTCTCGGTATTAGTCCGGCAGAGCTAATGTTTGGTGATGATCACGCCGAATCATGGTTAACGCCTAAACACCGTAAGTTAATCACCCTTTTTGACCAGTTGCCGGAGTCTGAACAAGACAAAATGATCGATACCTTTCAATTGCGACTGAAAGAAATTGATGAATATGTCGAGAAGTACCTTCGAGGACGATTCAAGCCAACTGACGACTAAGCAACAATTTTAAGCTACCTAACCAGCCTATTTGGCTGGTTTTTTTATGCCTATTTCCTTCCCTTTTCCCATATCGTTTTCATCCACACAGCTTTAAACACATGTCGTGTTGACTTTTAAACACATTTAGAGTTTAAATATAAACACAGTTTGCAAAACGTCATCAAGGCAGGACGCCCACGAAGTAGCTGCCGGCGGCATACGAATCACCGGATGAGATGACAGGCATTAACACGCAGCAGGTTCAACGTTCCGCCAGCCTGGCGACAAGGGCAACACAAAAGGATAAATCCATGATCGATTTCGCACGTAAACCAGTGCGGTGTCAGGCCGTACATCTAAATCGCATTGAAGTAATCATTCGACTGATTTGCTACATACTCGCCCAGAAGGGTGACCCGTCTGCCGACCAACAGACTGCAGTTCGTTCATAACGAGTTTGACCAATGGCTGTTGCCAGCCTCATGCCCGGTGCACAGGGCATTGTGATGGTAATACCACCATCGTAACCAAACAGGAGACGAAGACCTGTTCTGGTTAAATTGGAAAAGTGTTATTTGCCCGTCCCGTGGCGGGCTTTTTTCCGGAGGTTTTTATGTCAGCTAATGATCTGGCATTGCGCTTCAGCAGCGCACCAGCAGAGGCATTAATCGGGGTTTTGCCTGTTCTGGAAGTAAAAGAAGCATTACGTGAAGAAGTTGAAAGCGATGTGATGGATGAAGTCTGGACTGAGCACAACTTTGAAATGGAAGCGATGGGTGAACAAGTTGATGAAACAGCCAGGCTCGCTCGTAAGTTTGAATGTGCGGCTGAAGCTCTTGGAACGGCGATCAAACTTTCTCTGACTCTCCCACACAATGAGGCAATGCAGGTTCTGAGTGATGCCTTGAACGATAACCCTGGATACGGTCGCGAACCGGCAAAGGATGCGTGA